TGGTCATGCGGCACCTGCCCCAGTCGTGTCGCCAGATGCTGGTCCTGCAGGCGCGGGGGCCGGAGTGGTAGCAGATGCTGGCGTGGTCTTGATGACCCAGCTATTCGGGTCGTAGCCCAGGCGCTTGGCGTATTCGGTGAGCTGCGGGTTGTAGGTGGCAGCGAGGTCGGAGATAGCGCGGTCTGCCTTCTCGGGCGACATGTCGCTGGTGTTGATCTGGAACACCTTGGTTGCGTAGTCAGAGCGCAGATTTGTCAGGGTGCTGCGGTCGTCGGCAGCGGTCTGCCGGTCGGCCCTGCGGTCGTCGGCGTCCAGCTGCGCATTGAGGCGCGCCATGCTGGTGTCGGGCTGGAAGTTGGCCGCCTGCGATGCCGCGTTGAGCTGCGCAATGGACATCTGGTTCTCAGCCGCGAACTTGTCCCGCGCGGTCTGGTAGCCGTTCTGGATGGCGTCGCGCTCAAGTTGCAGCTGCTGCTGGCGGTCCAGCGTCTTGTAGTCGCGGTCCCACTGCTGCTGCGCGGCCCACTCGTTCGCCTGCACGTTGAAGTCGGCCATGTAGGCGTCGCGCACGAACTGGTTGTTGTCGCGCGAGAACGTGTTCGCCTGGCCGGCATTGAACTCGCCTGCGCGGGCGTAGGTGCTGGCGTCCTGCTGGGCAATGGGCATCGCCGCGTCGTACAGCGCCGACTCGCCGGCCGTGGCAGCCATGCTGCTGTTGAGCAGGCCCCTGGTGTTCGACTGCTGCATGGCGCGGGCGCGGGCCTGCTGCATCAGCGGGCTGTCGTCGGCAATGATCTGCTGCAGCTGGCTGCGCACCGTCTCGTTGGGCGACACCTCCCATTTCGTCATGCCCTGGAGCTGCGACAGGTTGATGCCGGTCTTGGGCGGTGCCTTCGAGTCGTAGTCCCACCCGCTGCCCGAGAATGTCCACTTGGCGGCTTCTTTCTGGAACCCATCCCACTGGTCGGTCCCGTACTTGGACGCATCCATGACCTGCTGGCCGGATCCGCCGTGCTGTCCGAAGATCTTGCCGACCTCGGCCGCTGTCAGTCCCAGCTCGCTGGCCTTGGCCCCGATCTGGTCGAAGCTCTTTCCCGTGGCCCAGCCGCGAGCTTCGTCGTACTGGGCTTGGGTGAAGCGGTCGGCCGGCGCTGCGGCAGGGGCGCTTGCCACCGGTGCTGCCGCAGTGGTGGGAGTGGAGGCCCAGTTGTAGGAGCTTTGATCGGGCGTGGTGCCCCATGCCTGGCTGGCCAGGTTGAACTGGTCGGCCGTGACACCATACTTTTCAGCCCCCACGCGCGCCAAGTCGGCATCGCTGGCGCCGTTGGCCTTCTCGCTGGCATAGGCTGCGTTGATCTGGTCTTGGGTGTATGCCATGGTCAGTAGCCTTTCGTGCGGTCGGTGGTGCCGCGCTGCTGCGCCTGCAGAGCGATGCGGCCTGGCAGCGCCAGCAGTGCCTGCAGCTCCTGGATGGAGGCCTGCGCGGCGCGGATCTCGGCGTCGGTGGAACGCACCGTGGTGCACACGGTGGTCAGCTCGGCGATGCGCTCGGCGGCATAGGCCTCCACGCCGCGCCACACGGCGGTGGCTGGGTTGATCTGCGTCTCCCAGGTCATACGCCCCTCCCGGTCTGGGCCGCGAACTCCATCTCGGCGTTGAGCATCTGGGCCTTGTTGTCGCGATCGGCTTGCTTGTCAGCCAGGATGGCCTGGGTTTTCTCGCGCTCGTAGCCGAAGCGGCGCATGGCCTCTTCCTGGGTGATGTTCAGCCGAGCCGCTGTGTCGGCGACCTCCAGCTGCATGCGCCGATCCATGATGTTGGCATTGGCCGCCATCTCCTCGCGGCGCAACGCCTGGTCTTCCTTGTGGATCTGCATGGTCTGGTCCAGCCTGGCCTTGTCGAGCTCCATGCGCATCGCCACGTCGGATTTCTGCGGTCCCTGCTGCTGCTCGGCCTGCTGCATCTTGGCAATCTCCTGCTCGGTGGGCAGCACGCGGTCGGGGTCGAGCTTGAAGGCGCGCGCAAACTCGCGCATCAACCGCATCTGGTTGCTCGGCGGCAGGCCCATGGCCGAGCTGGTCTGCATGAAGGCCTGCAGCCTCTGGGCCTGGCCTTCCAGCTCCACGAGCGCGGCGATGCCCATGGCCCGCACCCGGCTGTCGCCCTTGATCTCTTTCTTTTCGCTGTACTGCATGTTCCAGTCGAAGAAGCGAGTGATCAGCGGCGTGACGATGTCATCGTCCCAGTTGCGCACGGCGCGGCGCACCCAGAGGTTGGCAGCCGTGTAGGCGATGCTGGCCCCGGTGGCGCTCTGCATGTAGTTGGGCGCCTCGGTGCCTTGGAGGAATGCGGGCAGCGTGCCCACCTCCTCGATCAGCTGCTTGGACATCCCGAAGATCTCCTGCAGTTCCTTGAGGCGCGCATCGATGGCGATGAACTGGATGCCTTGGCGCGCATCCGCCCCCGGGCGCTTGTTGCGCCAGAACTTGCCCGGCGCCATGCGCCACGAGCCATCCACCGGCTCGNATCCACCACCACCTGGGGCAGCACGCACAGGCCCATGTTGTCGTGCATGGCGCGGAAGGAACTGTTGGCGCTCTCCTGGTTGTCCCGCACCTCGTAGGGCATGCCGAAGCCGAAGATGCTGGCCTCGTCCATCTGCCAGGTGAACACGCTGTAGGGGTGCTCATTGCTGTCCAGCGGGTTCAGCGCGGCTTTCAACACCTCGCCCTGGCTGCCGAACCAGACCACGCCGGTGTAGGTCTTGAGCGGGTCGTCCTCTACCGCGCAGCCGCAGTCGATCAGCTCCTGGGCCGTGATGGGGCCGTGGTACTCCCAGACCTCGTAGCGCCGATCCTTGGCGCCGCTGCTGCCGCTGATGGCGCGCAGGCGCTCGCGGTAGTTGTTGGTGGGGGTAGTGGGATCTGTCCCCAGCATGCGGCGCAGAGCATCGGCGTCCACGTCGGGCATGTCCTGCAGGTCGGCCGCTTCCTGCTTGGTCAGGTAGTGGCGCTCGAAGACGAACTCCGCCTCGCGGATGTGAGTGCTGCTCATGTCGGGGAAGAAGTTCCACAGGTCCACCCGGCTGGCCTGGGGCAGCGGCTTACGGGTCAGGCTCATGACATAGGCGCCATCGCCCTGCTGTGTCCAGCGCTTCGTGGTGCGGAACAGTGGCACGGGGCCCTTGAGCACGCCGGTGCCGTACAGCACCGCGTCATGGATCACGTCCCGGGCGTGGCGCGGGTAGCTGCACTCCGCGAGCTGGTCATCGATCTCGCGCTGCATGGCGTCGCAGGCCTTCTTGGCCTCGTCCATCAGGGTGCCGATGGCGGCCTTGATGGAACCGGCTGTCAGCATGGGCCCCTCGGGCGACTGCATGGGCGTCTCCGGCGGCAGCTGGTCGGCCAGGCCCAGAGCCTCGTCCAGGTCCGGCACCGGCGTGGGCTCGATCACATAGCTACGTTCGTCGCTAGGGAACAGCATGTCGAAGAGCCGCGCCTCCACCAGCCCGCACAGCCGGCGCGTCAGCGGCACGAAGATGCGGCTGCCGTACTCGCCCTCGTCGCCGAACATGCCCGGGTCGTACTGCCCGTTGAACTGGCGCACGTCCTTGTACCAGCGCTCCTCGATCACCTGGCGCTGCTGCACCTGCTCTTGCGCCAGTGTCAGCAGGCGACGGCCCAGGGCGCTGACCCGCACGGCACGGGCTTCGGCGTCGCGGCGGTCCTGGTCTTGCTGCTGGCGCTGTGCCTCCGGATCGACCTGCTGCTCGAGCAGCGCCACCACCTCGTCGGCCGTGATCTCGCCAGCCGCAACCAGGGCGGCAAGCTCTTCTTCAGACAGGCCGGCAAGGGTCGGAGGTTGGGCGGTGGCAGCGTTCATGCCGCGCATGGTCACGCGCGCGGCCCGAATCCCCCACCGGTGGCATTAATGCCGTTTGGTCAGTAGCCGCCGCGCCGGTTGGCCATGTTGGAGCCGCCGCCCAGGGTGGAGGCCTTGGGCTGGGTGATGGCGAAGCGCTTCATCATGTTCCCGTAGCGGCTGGCGCTGATCAGGTCGTCCTGCAGCTTGACGATGATCCCGTCCTTGCGGTGGTACATGCGCCACTCTTCAAGCCAGTCCACGCAGGTGGTGAAGACCTTCCATCGGCCGGTCATCATCCGGTCCAGCATGTCCGACACCCCCGCCTCCACCCCGTTGCCGCCCTCCCCTTCTTTCTGCCCTTCCACGGGGTCGTGGGTCGCGCGATCGCGCAGCATGCTCACGCCCAGCGCCCTGTACTGGCCCGCAAGCTGCTCGCCGCTGCCCTTGTCGTGCTGCAGGCCGTCGTGCGGCCAGGCCACCGGGATCCACTTACCCCGGGCCGCCAGCAGAGGGGCCTGCATGGCCACGCTGGTCTCTCGCACGCGGAACGTGTCGTACACGTAGACCGTGTCGGTGTCCCGGTCCCACGCCAGCCAGGCGGCCGCGGCCGGGTGGTCCCAGCCGAAGTCCAGGCCCACGATGCGCGGCCAGTGCGCCGGCAATGCGAACGGCGGGACGGTGATGCTGCTCTCTTCGACTGGAAACACTTTGCCGCTCCCCATGGATGGAACGCCCAGCGTGCGCGCTTCGCGTTCGTGTGCGGGATACCCCGCGATGATCTGAGCTTTGCGCTCAGGCGTGTAGTGGTCGACGTCGTGGATGGTCATGTTGACCATGCCGGCGTCCGGGTACTTGGCCAGCTCCAGCCAGAACCGCATGGCGATCGCGGTCATGCCCTTGAGCAGGGTGCAGGTCACGATGACGGGCCCGAACGCCGTATTGGTGCGGGTCAGGCCCTCCATGTAGATGTCCTCGGGCGGCTCCTCGTCGAACCACACGCCCTCCACGGTGTCGGCCTGCCACTTGCCGCGGCCCTGGTCGTAGGACTTCAAGCTGATGGTGCTGATCGACTGCACGCCGTTGGCGTCGGTGAAGCGGATCTTGGCCGTGTCGATGAACTCGTTCACGTGCCGGCTCCACGTGAGGTCGACGATGCAGTCCTTGGGGATGCTGCCCGTGCCCGGGTCGGTCTTGGGATCCCGGCCGAAGAGGTAGCGCTGCACGCCGCGCCTGGTCAGCTCCCCCGATTCGGACCCGGCCAGCCAGTTGTTGCCCCTGGTGAAACGCTTGCCCGCCCACCACGCCGGGTATCGGCCGGTCAAGTGCATGGCCACTTCGTTGGCAGCGCTCAGCGTCTTGCCCAGCTGGTTGCCGGCCGAGAGCATGCGCTCGCGCTTGTCCAGGCCCATAGCATGGAACAGCGCCTGCTTCGGATACGGGCAGTACAGCTCCAGCTGGTTCTCCATCACCACCCGGCGCAGTCGCAGCTCGAGCGCCGCCAGCTCCGCGTCGCTCAGCGATTCCAGGACGTCATGCACCGGCGGCCGACTCCCGCCGTCGGCGCAGCTCCTCAAGGGCCTGCAGCGCGCTGGCCGCCCGGGCTGGAGTGAACTCGGCAACCGCCAGGGCCAGAGGGTCGGTGCCAGGAGCCTTGTCCTTGGCGTCCATGCCGAAGGCCGTGCGCTCCATGTCGACCAGCTTCTGCAGGCTCTCGGCCAGCGTCTTCATGGTCTTGGCGCGCTCGGGCAGGGCGATCACCGCGTGGTACAGCTCGTTCAGCCGATCGCGGCCGGTCTTCTCGTCGGGCTTGCACATCAGCTCGCCCAAGTCACTCAGCAGCGCCAGAGTGTCTGGGTCGGTCTGCTGGGCCAGCTCGTCCAGCAAGGCATTCGTGAGCACGCGCGCCCGCAGGATGTCCTTGCGGTGCGCCAGCCTCACGTCGGCGATGGCCTGGGCGTTGGCCTCGACCACGACCTTTTCCGACGCGGCCTGGTTCGCGCGTACCTCACTGCGTACCGCATCCTTGCGTACCAGCTCCTCCGCCTTGGCCTGGATCTTCCCGGCCAGATCGCGCACCCACTCCTCGCCTGGCTTCTTGGCCCTCTTGCGGATAGCGCCCTCGGTGATACCGTGCTCCGATGCGATCTCGCGCAGGCTCTTCACCCCGGCACGGTAGTCCAGCTCGATGCGCTCCCAATCGGCTGGCGCCTTGCCCTTCGCCTTCTCTGTCACGTCCGTGCCCCCCGCACCATGGCTTCCATGTTGGCAATCACCCGCAGCCGGTCCATGTCGTGTGCGCACTCCCCCCGCAGCCAGTCCGCTGGGAACAACACGTTCACCGCGCTGACCGCCGCATAGGGCACGTGCTCCCGCGCCGCCTTGATCAGTGCCGTGGCTGCGCCCAGCGGGTGAAGGTCCCCACGCAGGTAGACCATGCCCGGGCCGGTCACGCCGGCGTGAAGGGTGGGCGCCCCAGGTGCCAGCAGCTCGATGAAATGCAGGTCTTCAGTCTCGTCGGTGTCGTAGTCCATGGTCTCTCCTATCGAATCAATGCCAGTTCGCGGCGCATGTCCACCTCGCGCACCACGATGGGCGCAGGCTTGGGCACGATGCGATAGCGCTTGGTGTAGCGGCGGCCCAGGCTGCCCACGGCAGGGCCCATGACGCTGCGCACGGGCAACTTGCACAGGGCCGAGCAGATCTGCGAGTTCTCGGTCTTGGGCACGCCAAGGGCGGCGCCGATCTCGTGCACGCTGTAGTCCCGCGTCTGGTTCTCGGTCAGCAGGCGCTCGATGCGGGCCTTGAGGCCGTTGCGCCGGGCGCTGGTGATGGTCTTCTTCACGTCGCTCATGCAGATGCGGCCCTTTCCATGCCCAGTAGATCCAGCACCACGGCGCCGGTGTCCACGTCGTACCAGTCCGAATCGGTCAGGTTGTTGATCAGGAAGCGCTCGAAGTCCGCCCGGGGCGTGCTGGCCATGATCCGCTGCAGCTTCTTGGGCGCGCCGCGCCATGTCGGCTCCACGCCCACCTGCCGGGCGGCCGCCAGGTTGTGGTGGCCGTCCACCAGTACGCGGTAGGGCTTGCCGCGCAGCGTCACCTCGATGACGTTGACCACGAACACCTGGAACGTCGCGGCCTTGCGCAGCACGATCGTGCGGTCCAGGTGGCGCTGGGATGAAACGAGGGGGGCGGACATGCTCAGTACCCTCCCCGCGCCAAGACGTGCCGGTGGTACGGCGCCCGGATGCGGTCGTTGAAGAGCTGGCGCGCCAGCGGATCGGTGTCCAGGTCCTTGCGCGAGCCCACCCTGCAGGTGGTCAGGATGAACTGGCGGGCACGGTCCTCGGTCATCTGCTCGGGCGCGCAGCCGCTGCGCATGGCCAGCCAGGCCTGGAAGCCTGCGTCGCGGCACCAGTGCACGGCGCGGAAGCACAGGTCGCCCAGCTTCTCACGCGGAGCCTTGCTCTCGCCCGGCGGCACCGGCTCCTCATCGTCGCCGACCTGCACCAGCACCGCCATGAACCGCTTGCCGTCCATGCCTTTGAAACGATCGAGGTCGGCCGAATCGGCCAGCGCGAAGGTGACCTGCACGCCCTGGGTGCTGCTCTCGGACCAGCGGCGCAGCTGCACCTCGCCGGCGAATGTGGGTTGGATGTCAGACATTGCGGGTCCTCCGGTATGGCCACGCCACCATGGCGGCGTCGCGCTCGTGCTGGTTGCACCGGCCCTTCCAGCCGGTGGTGATGGCGAAGCTCTCGGCGTCGCGCTTGGCGCCCTTCGCGGTGGGGCTGATGCCGTGGGCGGGGATGCCCAGCTCGGCACACAGGTCGGTGATCAGCCGGCACCAGGCGTCCACCTGGCCAAGGCTGCGCGCAGTGGCCAGCGCGGCACCGTAGGCCGCCTTCTGCCGGGCGTTCCAAGCGCGCGTCTCCAGGCGGCTGTCTTCGAACACGATGCGCGCCGGCATGCGGCCACGGATCAGGCGCTCGATCTGGTGCGGGCCGACCGTCTCCAGGTCGGACAGCTCGCCATCCACGAACGTGGCCACACCTGTGCTGGCGCCTGGGTCAATGCCGAGGATCAGGCTCATGCGCGCCCCCCAGCGATCAGGCCCGAGAACATGCCGCCGGCGGGGGGCACGGTCGGCACCTGGCCGCGGCGATATCGGCTCAGCGTGGCGGGGCTGACACCCAGCTCGGCGGCCAGCGCCAGCCCGGTCTTGTCGCTGGACATCACGTACGCCACCTGCAGCGGCGACAGCGCGGCGCGCCTGCGCCCCGTAGCCCGGCTGGCCAGGATCCGCTTCGTCTGGCCCCGGTAGCGCTTCGTCTCGCGCAGCCACTGGCCAAACTCCACCTCGCTGGTGCACTTCACGTGCGCGGGGTTGCAGCAGGTCCACTCGTCGCAGGAGCCATACACGCGCCAGCCCTCCGGCACGGCCTTGCCGTTGGCGGTGTGCCAGACCGCGCGCATGCCGCACTGCGTGACCAGGCGGCCGTCGTGGCGCGTGAAGTCCGGCGCATAGATGCAGGGTCGGCCGTCAGGGCGCAGCGCGCCCCGCCACAGCCAGTGCCCATCCTTGACGACACAGCGCCCCTTGATCTCTTCGAGCGTCTTCATGCGCCCCCTTCCTTTCGTGGGAATCGCAACTTGCCCACGGCGTTGCGCTCCAGGTAGCCGAGGCGGAGCAGACCATCGATGTGGAACTGCGCGCCGTTGGGCGATGCCCAGCCAAAATGCTTGGCTACCAGCGGAACGGGCGGCAGCTGGTCTTCGGTGGCGAAGAACTCGCGCATGTAAGCCAGCACCAGCAGCTGGGTGGCGGTTGGCACGGAACCGTGCGGGCGGCTCATGACTGACCTTTCGAGTGCAGACCCAAGGCCTCGCGCGCCACGCGCAGCGAGTTCGGCGTCACGCGCTCGCCGGACATGGCCCGGTTCACGATGACGTGCGCCCAGTCCTTGCCACCCCTGGTGCTGGTGCCCTGCAGGATGGGGCCCAGGCGCTGCAGCGCTTCGGCGACACGCTGTGGATCCGCGCGGGGCGCCTCCAGGCGCGGCACCGGTGGTGGCGGGGCCAGCCGGGCGATCGCGCGGAACTCCAGCACGGTCGGCGGCTTGATCGGCAGGTGGGCCAGGGCGTAGGCAATCGCCTCCGGATGCGCCTCGAAGCCGGACAGCTCGTGCGACCAGTCGGCGTGCACTTCGACCAGGTCGATGCCCTCCCAGCGCCCGAGGAAGTCCCGGCCGTAGGCCAGCGTCAGTTTGGAGAAGATCCTTTGGACCCATTCAATGGGCAGGCTCATGGCAGTACCTCGATGGCTGGTTGGGTGTGGGGCACCACGCGGGCGGTGGTGTCGACGGTGCGGAAGAAATCGGTGGCGTCTTGGTGGGCGGCGGCGGGCGCGCGGCGGGCGATGCTGGGGGCGGCCTCCTGCACACGTTCGCGCATGGATCGCTGGTAAGCGGTTTCGGCAGGCGCAGCCCCCGGGCCTGGCCCGCGCTCGTCGGGCCGCAGCCAGTCGGCTTGCAGCCCCTGTGAGCCGCGCATGCACCACACCTGCAGGAAGCGCTCGAGGGACAGGCCGGCCTTCGCGCATTCGCGGCGGGCTTCGTCCAGCACGGTCTGCGTGACGGGGGCGCGCTTCTTGGCCCTCAGGTCCGTCCAGTCATTCCAAGCCTGCTCGGCCACGTCATCGGGCCGGGGCGGCGGAGGGGCTGCGCGCTTGCGCGCCTTATCACCGATAGGTGATTTATCTTCTCTACTCTTCTCTTCTCTGGGCGTTCTCGTGCGTTCGGCTGCGTTCGCTGTGTGGTCAGTCGCGTTCGCGGGCGTTTGCTCGCGTTCTTTCTTGGCCTTTTGCTCCTCACGCCATGCTTTGGAACGCTCCGCAGACCCATCCTCCCGGGCCGGCTGGCGCTTTTCCCATGCGGACACGGCCGGGCCCTCCATCACGCGGCCCTGCATAGCCGCGAGGATGGCGTCCACCTGCAGCGTCTCCAGGTCGAGTGCGCTCGCGATGTCTTCCGGATTAAGGTTTTCCGTTCGCCCGCGTTCGGTTGCGTTCGATGCGTTGTCGAGCACGTGCAGAAATACCGAGATGACATCGCCGATGCGCTGCTGCGACAGGCGCGCGATGGTTCGCCACTTCGGATCGTTTTGCATGCCGCTCCAGAGGCGGTACCAGGGGGTAGTGGCCATTCGCGTTCAGCCCTCCCCCGCCGCCGGCGGCAAATCCGGAAGGTCTGGATTGCCGCGCACGACGCGAGTGGTCACAGTAGCGGCATGGAGTTCAAGCCGTGCCCAATCACCCAGTACTTTCTGCGCCACGCTCGCGCGGCTACCGCCCCGGACCTGCCAGTGCGCATCGATGACAGCCACGAGCCATTTCGGCGCGGAGAAGCGCAGCTCGGTGAAGTCGTTCTCGTCGTTGCGGGCCTTGGCGAACTGCAGCCCGCCTTCGGATTCATTGTTGTGCATGCCACCCCCGTGGAAATTGATCAGGAACCCGCCGGCCAGCAGCACAGCGGTGGCGCCCGCTCCATTGAGGAGACAGGGCGAGAAATGGAGAGCGGGCCCATTGGTGGCCCGGTGAGCGGTGCCGCCCGGGCCGTGATGGCCAGGCGCTGGCGCGGTGTTCGCGCGGCGGTCATGCCGGGGCGCGCCTCCGAGCGAGGACGGCCGCCAATACCAGCAAGCGAAGCGCAGTAGTGCTGGGTGTGCGTGTGGGTTCAGCCATGAGCTGCGGCCTCCAACTTTGCAAAGTCCATCACAGGCCGCCCGTCGAGATGTGGCCATGCAGCGTCCGGCAAACGCACCCAGCGTTCATCAGGCCGAAGTTCTTCAACCGTCACGACGCCACCCGTCGCACGCTCGATGGCTACGCAGTTCTCGAAGCTGGGCTTTCGGTCTGCGTAGCCGTGCTGCCACTGGCGGATCTGAGCATCGCTGCCAGCGCCGATGCGCGAGCGCAGCTCGGTGACGGACAGCGCGCCCTGGCTTGAGAGGTATTCGTGCAGGTTCATGCCTCAGAGAATATAGCATTTGCTACTGCATTTCAAGTAGCAAACGCTCTTGTAGCGCATGCTACTGTGCGCCGCATGGACGAAGACCTGATGGAATGGCGCCGAGGGCGCTTGGGGGCCCTTGCTGAAAAGCACGGCGGCAACGCTGCGCTGGGCCGGTTGTTGGGCTACAAGGACGGTGCCATGGTCGGCCAGATGCTCCGCGGGGAGCGGCCGATCACGGAAAAGACGGTCGCCAAGGCTGAAGAATTACCAGGCTCGGCCGATTGGTTTAGCCGTCCAGCTTCGACGGCTCTGGCGTCCACGGTAACCAGCCTCACGCCAGCGCCCAAGCCAGGCGAGAACGCTGTGCATGTCCCCCTGCTGGCCAACGCCGGCAGTATGGGAGACGGTCAGGACGAGATGCACGACGACGTGCTTATAGGATCCATCGCGCTATCGCCGGACTGGATCACGCGCAGGCTGCGAATCACACGCTTCCAGGACCTGCGGTTTATCCATGCATACGGCGACAGCATGTCCGACACCTTCGAAGATGGCGATATTTTGCTGGTCGACACCGGCGCGAAAGATCCCTCGGGGGCCGATGGTGTCTACGTCCTTGAAGCGGCCCACAGAGTCTTTATCAAGCGGGTTACTGAGCGCTTTGGGGGCAGCTTTGAGGTGACCAGCGACAACCAAAAAGTGAAGGCCGTGGACATCCTGGATGGCAATAGCCAGATCCAGGTTCGTGGCCGCGTAGTCTGGTGCTGGAACGGCAAAAAAATCTGATCGCTGCTGCGAAGTGATCAGGCTTCTGCTGTGCCTTGCGGTCCTCGGTCTCGGCTTCAGTGACGTCGAGGCCCGTATCCCCCGTGACCAGGCGCAGGTCCGGGCATTCCGCTCCGAACACCCCTGCCCCGCCACCGGCCGCGCGCGCGGCGCATGCCCGGGCTGGCAGGTGGACCACATCGTGCCGCTGTGCGCGGGCGGCGCGGACCATCCCAGCAACATGCAGTGGATCAGCCGCGAGGACCATGCGTGGAAGACCTTCATTGACACGCGCGAGTGCCGCAAAGCCCGCCGAGCGCTATCCAGCGTGATGCCATAGGCCTATCATGGAGCGGCCAGACACTCCAAGCTGGCACTCTCCCTTTTCAGCCCGCTTCGCGCGGGCTCTTTTACTGGCGCGGGATATCGGCGTCCAGCACCTCAAGGCTGAACCCGTGCTGCTGGACCACGCCACAAACTGCCCGCGCGGCGTCCTGGGCATCCCACCAGGCGGCCATGATCCGGCCGTCGACATCGAAGGTCTCCGGCGCGTCCTGCTCGTCCTCCATCTCGGCAAGGGCCTCTAGGCAGTCCTCCAGCCGCACTCCGACCTGCGTGAGCACCAATAGGGCCGCATTGATGGCCCGATCACGCAAATCCGGCGGCAGCGCCAGGGCGGGGGCATGGATAGCGAGGTAGAGCCTCATGCCGCTGGCCCGGCAGCGAACAATTCCACGGGCGCCAGGCGCAGGAGGCCCTGTGCCTGCTCCATCGTGCCGGCGAGCCAAGCGTCCACGTCCACGGCCTCGATAGGGATCACGCTGCGCTTGTCCTGCTCGGCTGGGCCCACCTTGGGGTCAGGCTTGTGCATCCTGTTCATGAGCGGGTGTGCATCGGCGTTGATGGTCAACATGGTGTAGCTCTCGTGCACCTCGCCAGTGGCCTTGTCGGTCCAGGTGTTCCACAGGCCGGCCAGGCCCCAGGGGTGGCCATCGGCCCGGGCGAAGCGCCACCACACGTTCTTGCTGCTCTCCCAGTTCGGCTCATCGAAGTTCGCGGCGGGGATGATGCAGCGCTGCCCGCGCGCCCATGGCAGCTTGTAGCTGGCCTTGTCCGCCAGTTCCTCGCTGCGGGCGTTGTTGGTCGGGTACTTCAACTTCGGTTCCTTGGCAAACCAGGGGATCAGGCCCCACTGGCCGACGACGAGCTCGCGGCTGTACCCGGCGTCGTCGCGCGCGCGGCGGATGAAGGGGCCCTGGCCGCGCGGGAATAGCACCTTGTCGAACAGCGCTGGCTGGTTGCGAGCGCCGATTGACCACTCGCGCTCGATGTCTCGCTCCTCGGGGGACACGTACCTGTTGCACATGGAATCGCTCCGATTGGTTGACCAAACCTGCAGGCCTTTCGCCACTCCTGAAAGGTGAGCGCCCATGGTAGACGCTGTGTGGCCGCAGCGCAGTAGAACGTCGGCCATGCAGCGAATGTTACCCGAAATCCATCAAAACACTGTAAATTTATACAGTACTATTTTTGGAGAAGGATCATGCATGCCGTTGACGCCATTTGCACCGTAACCCTTCGGGACTACCCTGAAGGCCTGCCCGCCCAGGCCCGCCATGCGGCCGAGGCCATCTACGTGAAAGAACTGGGGCGCACCCTCGGCGCCGTGAGCCGCATCGGTCCAGCACTCGACGCGGTGGTGGCGCTGGAATTCACCAATGCACCCATTTCCGATGAAGAACTTGCTCTGATCCGGCAATGGGACTATGCGGCGATGGCGGCCCGCCAGGCGGCCCTTCAGTACCTCGGCGAGGCACGGGGCTGCCACTTCGACGTGCAGCGCCTGCATTTCTGAATGCCTGCCATGTGGTGTACGGTGTACCGGTTGATGCAGAACAACAAGCTGCTCCCTGTCGACGCGGCCAAGGCGACGGCTATGCAGGGGTGGCTCATCTATCGGACGAAATCTGAGATAGGCGCGCCGTTTCAGCACGCGCTGCTGCTTCCTGAGCGGGAGGCCAAGGGCCCCGACCCGCTATTGTTGTTGCACCACGCCCACCTCACGCTATGCGACGGTGGCCTGCGCCTGCGTGGCTTTGAATGGGTGGCCACCGGCTCGGCTCCCCACCAGCAGTGGTGGGTGGTACCCACGCCGGGGCCTGCGCGGTGAGCACGCCCCACCCCACCCTATTGCGCGTGCCTCCACTGCCCAGTGCCCGCCCCCGCGGCCGCATGTGGTGGCCAGGCGAGCACCTGCTGCCGCTGCCGGTGGACGCCTATGCCCTGGAGCCCGGCGATCCCATCTGGCGCGTGCGCGAGCTGGGCAGCGGCCGCACGGTCTACTTGGGCCCGGGGCCGTTGCATCTGATGGCTTCGCTGGCGCCGTTCTGAGTCCTGGTCAAAATTTCCTTGGACCTCAGCCGCCACCCTGCGACGATGAATCTTCGGGGTCGGTCCAGGCGATCTTGTGAGCCACTGGGCCCAGGAGCACCGCCGACCGCTTGATGCTGTCCAGTTTCTGCGCTGCGTCGGCATCATCGACCGCGAAAAAGTTGATACCCCACCTGCTCCCAGCATGGGTGTATTCCCCGGCGTATTCGGTCTGGGCATTCCAGCCCGCAATCTGCGCGTTCAAGATGAAGGACCCCTATGCAATTTGAAATCTACCAAGTACCGAACAAGAACGCAGTGGGGCTGCTTGCCATGGTTAGTGGCGAATGGCGCTGGCGTCTGAAGTCGGCAAACCACGAAATCATTGCCAGTGGCGAGGGCTACAAAAATAAAGCCGATGCACTGCACTGCATAGACCTGATTAAGAGCACAACGGCAAAAACCCCGGTGAATGAAGTAGTCGCCTGATCCCTCTGCCAGCACAACAACCAAGCCACCTTCGGGTGGCTTTTTCATGCCCGCCCGGGATGGGCGTCGCTCGACTGTAGCAAAAATATTTCGATTGAGTAGCTTTTGCTATTGACCAACAAGGTAGCAATTGCTACAGTTCAACCCATCGCAGCACACAGCAGCGGTGGGCACCAAGGATCGACTCGGCCGCCCAGGCTCTTTAACAACCAACACACGGGCCGGCGCAAGTCGGTCAACAGGATGGGCGCCCGTTGAACTACCGGACCACGCCCGGCCTGCTGGAGCCCGAGCCATCGGGGAGATGCCAGCGAACCTGCCAAGGGGCAGCGTGATATCAAAGTGCATTCGCCGAGTGCACTTCGACATCACCAGGAGATCGAGATGCCCGATGGAATGAAGTTTGTCCGCCGCGGCCCAAGCAACTACCGCTGGGTCCACGAGCTGGAGATGCTGTACACCGACGCCGACTGCAGCGCCATGTCGGATGATGAGTTCGAACAATTCGTGATCGCTCAAGGCGACGCCTGACGCAGGCCCACCATGCTGAATCAAAACGACATTCAAGCATTCGCCCACAAGCTGCGCAGCCTGGGCATCCCCTGCGAGCACCTGCAGGTCTTCGGCGCGCTGCGCCTGAACGTGCATGTCACATGCCGCAGCCGGAACACTGCAGACAGGTGGACGCAGGTCCTGGCCACCATCGAGCCCGGCCGCACGATCACCTGCACGAAGACGCGCATCGAGCGCAAGCGGTTCAAGGCAGACGCCACCCAGCAGTCGCACATCGGCGGCTGGCTGATCGCGCTCTGAACAGTTTTCGGGGCGGCGACTGCGGTCGCTGCGCGTTGGTCGGGGTCAGCACCTCGTAAGGCACAGCACACACCAACGGCAGCGTTTCCAGGGCCTCATAGCGGCCCGCCGCCCCACCCCTTTCCAACCGCGCGCCCCTCTCCGTCCCTCCCTCCATTTCTTGGGCGCACCAGCGGTTTTTTCTTCGCCCGCCAGGGCACACACCGGAGCTTTCATGGAAATCAAAATCGCACTGGACCTGCCGTCCATCATCGCCTCGGCCGTGACTGCCGAGAAGCTGCAGCCGCTGGTGGACAAGGCTATCTCGGACACCATCAAGGAGGCGATCCGCGAGGCGACCGACTACAGCAGCGAGTTCCGCAAGGAAGTGAAGAAGCAACTCGCCAGCGCACTCCCTCATGGCTTGGCCATCGACGACATGGCCAAGTTCCAACAGGTGCTGAACCAGGCTCTCAGCGAGGCGGTGCATGGTGAGAACGCCGCCGCTATGCGAACGGCGCTGCAGAAGGCGGTCAAGTCCGTGCTGCCCGATGCGCCCGACGTCCTGAAGCTCTCCGAACTGATGGTGGCGGCCCGCGAGGGGTTCCACAAGGACGATGACCGCAGCGAGTTCTATGGGCACTTCGAGGAAAGCGAGTACGGCGGTGGTTGCATCTACCTGGACAGCGACCCATCCCCGGGCTACCTCAGCAGCAGGGCGAAGGCGCACTATGACGCCAGGCATCACATCAGCTTCAACAAGGAAGGCGTGGTGTACGCGCTCAAGCTGAACAACACGCAGCTCACGCCCGCCGCGCAGCCCACCGTGATCACCCGCTTCGAATCGATCCTGATGGCGATGTACGTGGGGCGCACGCGCTTGGACGTCGACCTGGACCCCGACGAGGTCAAAAGCGCAGCCGAAGCGCAGTACGACTGACCCACAGCCCCGAACCCTCCCAGCCCGCACCCCGCGGGCTTTTTTACGCCCTCTGGAGAACACCATGCAGAACGTGCACAGCACCATGCAGCGTGCCATCGCGCCGCACTCCCCGCCCCCGATCACGCCCACCGAGTTGCTGGAGCTGCGCGCCAAGGCCTGGGCCGAGGTGGAGCGGATCGAGGCCAGCGACGCCAACTGCCGCCGCGCGCTGCGCGCCCAGCAGCGCCAGCAGCACCACGAGTGGGTCGGAGCATCGCAATGAACGGCGTCCGTCCCAACCTCACCACGGCCGTGGCCATCGTCGCGCTGCTGGGCGCATTCTTCTTCGCCCAGGCCGACGACACCCAGGCACGCCAGGCCCATTACCAGCGCGAGAAGCGCGAACTGGCCGAAGCCCAGCACTCGCGAGACTGGGCGCTGCAGCAGTTCCAGAAGAACGCCTGCCGCCCCGGCGAAACCGCCATGTGGGTTGAGGACCAAGTGGCCGAGTGCCTGCGCGACATCACCACCACGGCGGCCCGGCCATGACCGAGCACGACCAGCCTGAACCCACCGCCCTGGAAGAGCTGCAGCAGATCCTCCTGATCGCAGGCCTGGGCTTCTTCATCTGCCTTACCACCGGCCTGCTGGCCGGGCTTTTTTACACGCCCACACCATGACCACCACCGAACTGGCCGACACGCCCACGCAGGCGCAAACCGTCGCCCCCGAGGCCCTGCCCGCCCCAACCACGATGGGAGCGATCGCCACCACCTCCCCCGCCGGCCTGATGCTGCATCTGCTGCGCGAGCACGGCAACCTGGACCAGTTCGAACGCATGATGGACATGCAGGAGCGCTGGGAGCGCCGCGAGGCAGAGAAGGCATTCAACGATGCCCTGACCGCCTTCAAGGCCCTGAACATCAAGATCCCGAAGCGCAAGCTGGTGGACTTCGAGACACGCGGCGGCGGGCGCACCCAGTACAAGCACGCCGAGCTGGACGACGTGACCGACCTGCTTGGCCCCGCGCTGTCGGCGCACGGCCTGTCCTGGTCCTGGCGTCCTAAGCAGGAGAACGGGATGATCACCATCACCTGCGTGCTGCGCCATCGCCTGGGGCACTGCGAAGAGGTGTCGCTGTCGAGCCCACCGGACGCCAGCGGCGGCAAGAACGCCATCCAGGCGGTGATCTCCACAACCACCTACCTGGAGCGCCACACGCTGAAGGCCATCACCGGCACCGCGGAGAGCGGCGAGGATGACGACGGCCAGGGCGCGCCGGACGGCACTGGGGCAGAGAGTCTGGCCACGGTGTGGTGCAACAAGGTGATCGCCACGAAGACCCGCGCCGAGCTCACCCAGGTGATGAAGGAAGGCCGCGTGGTGTTCAAGGATGCCAAGGACCGCGATGGATATGCGGCGTTCGCCCACGCCATCGAGACGCACGGCGCCGCGCTGCCGGCGGAAGGCTGACATGCGCGACGTGCTGTTCCGCTGCTCCAGCCTGGGCCACCTGATGACCGAACCCAAGACACGGGCCGAGGGCGACCTGTCGATCGGTGCGCGCACCTACTTGCGCAACCTGGTCAAACAGGAGATCTTCTCCGTCGATTTCGAGGCCGGTGGCCGTGAGATCGAGAAGGGCCTGCGCATGGAGGCCGAGGGCATCGCGCTCCTGAACAAGGTGCGCGGCTTGAACCTGGCCAAGAACACCGAGCGCCGCACGCTGGGGCTGCTGACCGGCGAGTGCGACCTGTTCAACCCACCGCGCCGCCGGGGGCACGACATCAAGGCCTCGTGGTCGATCCGCACCTTTCCTGGCTGGGTGGCCGACTGCATCAACCCGCTGTACGAGTGGCAGATGCGCGGCTACATGCGGCTGTGGGACGCCGACGCCTGGGAGGTGAACTACGTCCTCGTGGACACCCCCGACGACCTGATCCGCGACGAGCCGCTGGAGCTGCACGTCGTGGACCACATCCCACCGCACCTGCGGGTCACCACCTGGGAGCTGGAGCGCGACTACCAAAAGGAATCGCTGATCCAGCTGCGCCTGGAAGCGGCCCGCGCGCACTACGACGAGCTGGTGCACGAGTTCGCCGACCTGCACCGCAAGGACGTGATCGACGTCCAGGCGCGCACCGCCGCGCCGCCCCCAGCACCACGGCGCAATGCCGTGCAACTGCCCACCCTCTTTTCCTGAAAGCCATCCATGACCGACCAAACCAACGCAGTCGCGGCAGCGCCAACCGCTGGCGCCATCTTGTCCAAGCCCATGTCCATCAAGGACACCGTGCTGGCGCAGTTCAAGGAAGCCGAGGCCGGCCTGCTGGCCATGGCCGAGCGCTACCGGGATGTCGTGTACGACGTCACCACCACCAAGGGCATGGCCGAGGCCAAGGCCGCGCGCGCCGACCTGCGCGACAACGGCCGCCGCCTGCTCACGCGCACCGAAGCCAGTGTGAAGGCCGACGTGAACGAGCTCAAGCAGGTGATGGGCGCCGAGGTTGAGCGCCTGGTGGACATCGTGAAGCCCGTCGAGGATGCCATCGACGCCCAGATCAAGGTCGAGGAGAAGCGCAAGGCCGACGAGAAGGCAGAGCGCGATCGCGTGGAAGCCGAACGCGTGGCCGCGCACCGCGCCAACATCACCCAGCTGCGCGCCTACGCTGACCAAGCGGCAGGCCAGTCGCTGGAGTCCTTGGCCAGCGCCATCACCGCGCTGGAAGCGATGGAGTTCGGCCCCGAGTGGGAGGAGTTCGCCCCCGAGGCCGACACCGCCCGCAACACTACGGTGGCCAGGCTGCGCGAAATCGCGGAGAGCACGCGGCAGCGCCAGGAGAACGAGCGGCTGCAGCAGGAGCTGGCCGCTGCACGGGCAGCGCTGGGCGCTCAGGCGCCCGCGCCGGCACCTGCCGCCACGCCGGCACCACACCGCGCGGCCTATGCGCATGCCCCCACCCTGGCCGCCCAGCCGCAGCCCGCCGCCCAATTTGCTGCCATGGCGTTCGATGACGACGACCAGGCACCCGACAGCACGGCGCCCGCCGAACCGCGCGACCCCAGCGCCGCCTCGCTGACCATCGGACAGATCAACGAACGGCTGGCGCACATCAGCGTGACGGCAGAAGGCCTGCGCGGCCTGGGCTTCCAGCCCGCCGGTCGACGCGGCAGCGCCATGCTGTACCACGAGGAAGACTTCTCGGCCATCTGCGCAGCGATCGCGCGCCACGCCGGCACCGTGGCCAGCAGCTACCGCCTCGAACTGGCGGCGGCCTGACCCTTTCCGGGGCGGCACGCCGCGCGGATCGCACCTGCAGCCCCTTGCGAGACGCCTCGGGGCCCGTTGGCAGCGCCGACTACAGGAACCACCGTGCGCCGGGCTGCGAAGGCCAGGCCGCCCCACCCATCACCACATCCGGAGGCCCATTGGAAAACGCTCCCCCACCCCAGCGCCCGCCTTTCAAGCTCGAAGGGCCGGCCGCCATCCGGCACCTGAATGTCCGCAAGGAAGGTCCAGAGGACGAGAAGGTCCTGGCGGTCGACGTGAAGCTGTCGTTCAGCAAGGTCGATCGCCGGCTGTGCGCCTACTTCGATGACGCGCTCGAGGCCTTTCTCTGGCGCGGCGAAACCCACGCGCTGATCGTGCGCAACCAGTTCCTCGCGCCGGTCACCTACGCCAACCAGATCAGCAGCGCCACCGTGCAGATCGGCGTGCGCACCTTCCACGGTTGCGACGTGAAGAAATTCAGCATCGAGCCCGCCGATGGCGGCGTCATCACGCTGGGCTGCAGCGTGTCGCTCTACCCCAATGCGGGCGACGTGTCCGACCTGGCCAAGCTGGTGCAGGACGAAGACCGCGTGTCCATCGAAGGGCCGCCCGACCTCTTCACCGAGGCAGGGCTGGCGGTCGATACCGCGGGCAACGTCACCCCGGTGGGTGATCGCGCCGGCCGCAACCTGGAGATCGTGCTGTGAAGGACACCCCACTCATGTTCTGTCCGCAGCTGGTGCCCATGGTGCTCGACGGCCGCAAGCCGTTGACGCGGCGCGGGGTGCAGATCACGCTGCGCACGCCCGGGCTGGCCGCCTGTCTGTTGCCGCCGGTCGGCAAGCCCCGCCCGCATGTGGCCGCCGAGCTGTGCCCCTACGGCCACCCCGGCGACCGCCTCTGGATGCGCGAGACCTTCTACGCCTGGGGCCGCTGGGAAACCAGGTTCAGCAGCAAGAAGGGCCGCGACGAATGGCACTTCGTGGACCTGACGCAGGAATGCGGCATGGCCTACCGCTACCACGCCGACGAAACACTGCTGGTGCCACCTCGCGGCATGGGCGGCGCCGTGCGTTGGTGGAAGCGCCCGGCGATCTTCATGCCCCTCGTGGCCAGCCGCTGCAACATGGAGCTGCAGGCCGTGCGCGTCGAGCGCCTGCAGGACATCACCGAAGCGGACGCTCTGCGCGAAGGCATAGTGCGCCAGCCTGACGGTGGCTACGGCCTTCCGGACACGACCCACTACCACGCAGCGGACCCGCGCATGAGCTTCTGGTCGCTGTGGGAGTCCATCAACGGCACCGGCTCGGTCGATGCCAACCCCTGGGTGTGGGTGCTGAGCTTCAACCGGCTGCCCTGATCTCCCCCGCCACCAACAAGCGTAATTTCCACCTTAGTTGCACCAATGGAATAACGCCAGTACAATACGGGCTTGAGTCGATTTACGGGAACTGTCCCGGCTAACGACCCAACCGTTCAGACCGAGAAGGTCTGTTTTGTCGCCCGGAAACCGCGGACCCCGTCTCAACACATCAACAAGACCACAGTGGTCAAGTACAACTTTGACGGAGGTATCAGCATGGACCCTAAGACCAAACAGTGGAGCATCACCAAGCTCATCGCCAGCCTCACCGTGGCCGGCACTCTCACCCTGAGCCCGTTGCCGTAAATCGACTCACCCAAAGCCCGCTCCCCGCGGGCTTTTCCATTTTCAGAGCCCGCCGTGTGCGGGCTTTTTTGCGCCCAACTCACCTCCACCAACTCCTGCCGCGCGAGGCGGCAGGCAACCCGAGAGCACCATGGCATCAGTCAACAAAGTCATCATCGTGGGCAACCTGGGGCGCGACCCCGAGATGCGCACCTTCCCCAGTGGCGACCAGGTGGCGAACGTCACCATCGCGACCACGGACAAATGGAAGGACAAGCAGAGCGGGGAAATGAAGGAGGCCACCGAGTGGCATCGCGTCATCTTCAACGGCCGTCTGGCCGAGATCGCCGGGCAGTACCTCCGCAAGGGCTCCCAGGTCTACGTGGAGGGCAGCCTGCGCACGCGCAAGTGGACTGACCAGGCGGGCGTGGAGAAGTACTCCACCGAGATCAGGGCCGACAGCATGCAGATGCTGGGCGGGCCGCGCGACGACGCGCAGCAGGGGTATGCCCCGGCGCCGGCCCCGCGCCAGCAGCAGCGTCAGGCCTCGCCACCTGCGCGTTCAGCAGCGCCACCGCCGCGCGCGGCATCGGGGTTCGACGATATGGATGACGACATCCCATTCTGAATTTGATGCGCGTGAAGTTTGCGCCCTCGGCGAGAGCAACTACCCCAACGAAAGGAACAACAATTTAAAGCAAGCTGGTGGTTAATCGAAACACCATCGTAGCCTCTGCTGCTATAGCTATAGCGATCGGGGGCAACCATTCAAAGAATTTTTCCGTTCGCATCATCGAATTTAAAGTTCTAAGGTGTGAGTACGCCCTACGATACAAAGGCATTGCATAATTGAATTTAATATTTTTAAATCGATCACCATCCATGGTCCTATTCACCGAATAGTTCATTGTGACTTCATTTTCATCAAAATCATAACCTCGATTTATAGTGGATCGAAAAACCGCACCCAGTCCAATACTTTCCAGATATTTAGCATATAAATCTTTCGCCTCTTCAAAGGCGTCCGACTGAGGTCTAATCCAAGTAGGCAATTTTACTGGATTTTTACTGACAATTTTCTCCAAATCTACCAATAGAGATTGACTGTTCACTGCACCCCAACTCTTGCGGATATCGGCCACAAGCCCACCATACAATTCGGAGGTAAACCAACGAAAGGCAAGATAAAACCAGATAATTAGGACTAGTATCTGCACTTTGCTTGAACTAAGCTTAGTTGCTACAGAAGAAAAGCTGGAAGCATTTAATGCATCCACGACACTCAACTCCAGAAATGCAGACGCCAAGTAGCCAAAGGAAAATACAATAAGATTTCGGCGCAATTTTTCCGATGAATCCTCAAAACTCATAATAACTCTCACTTCAAATTAAACACAGCGCGACCAAAGACAAATTCCCTGTGAAACCCAAGATATTCAACTTGGCAATTATTGAAATTCCAAGTCGGCATACTAGTTGTCGAGATATTCCAAGCGGCGAGAATTGATTGCACCTCGCTTTTACCAAGCAATAGTGATCCGTTATCCGCGAAAGAGATCCACCCGCGATCAAACAACAGGTCGACGTGAGGCGACAGCATCAGCCCGTTGTTCCCGTCCAGGCGCTCAGCATTCGAGCATACGGCCCAGGGCTTGATGTGGCTGGCCACCAGGAACTGCTCCGATAACACGCCGGTAAGGCGGCACTGCTTTTCAATGGCCAGCACATTGAGGCGGAATCGGCCTTGGCCACGCCTGGCGCGCACGATCTGCTCCACCTCGGTGACTGCCAGCTCTGTTTGCTGCCGCACGGCAGCCTCTGCCCTGTCCTCGGCCGCGATGGTCGAGCGCACGGCCGCCACCTCAAGCGCATCTCCGTCTGCGTTGCCGATGATGCCCTGCAGCACACCGCCGAGCTCGTTGCTGATCGCGGCCAGGTAGCAGCCCTGGTTCCCGTCGCCCGTCTCTGCCCGAATGGGGGAGTGCCGGGCAGGTAGTAGCGGGGCGATCAGGGCCAGATGCTGTTTCGGAGAGACAGGGGCTTGGAGCAATTGCCATTCGATCGGCACGAGCCACCCGGCCGTGCCCCAGGTGGCGCCAGTGCTGCCGAACTCCGCAGGCTTGTTCACGTCCTGGGCTGCCGCGGTCGCAATGCCCACCGCCTGGATGGCCCCATTCGCATACGAGAACACCACGTCGCCTGGCACCACGCGGGGCAGGTTCAGGTAGGTCTCGTTTGCGCCCCCGTTTGCCTTTGTCTTAGGACTCCAGATGTAGCCGCCCTCGATCTCCGCGCGGTGCGTCTGCTTGTGGTTCACCCACCAGTAATTCATGCCCATCCCTCTCAATTTGTTACAGCGTACCGCAACAGGAAGCACATGACCACAAAGATCTATCCCGTCATCCATCACCGCGACGACGACACCACCTTCGACCAGGCGGCGACCGCACATGAGGCCGGCGCCGATGGCGTGTTCCTCATCAGCCACGACGACCGGGACGATGAAGTAGCCGACATACTGCAGCGCTGGACCGCCGAGAGCGGCCTGCCGCCGAAGTTCCGGGTGGGCGTGAACTTCCTCGGCTGGGGCAACCTGCATGCGCTGGAGATCGCCGTCAAGGTCGGCGCCCAAATGATCTGGTACGACGCCCCAGGCTGCAGTTCGCAAGGGTTGTCCACCGAGGGCGCCCAGCTCGTGGAGCACCTGCGGCGCCTCAAGGCCGCCGGCCAGCTGGCGCCCGAGGTCTTCGCCTCGGTCGCGTTCAAGCACCAGCCGGTGGACCAGGTGCCATCCGCTGCGGCAGCCCTCGCGCGCCTGCAGGGCTGGATTCCCACCACCAGTGGCCCGGCAACCGGCGAGCCGCCCCCGCTGCAAAAGGTGGTGGACATGGCCGGCAACGGCGTGCTGGCCATCGCCAGCGGCATGTCGCCGGAGAACGTGGCCCCGTTCGTGTCGCACCTGTCGCACATCCTGGTGGCCACCGGCGTCTCGCGCGACTTCCACCACTTCGACTTCGAGCGACTGCGCGCCTTCGTGGGCGCGGTGCGCACTGCCGATGCGGCGGAAGGGGCCTCCGTATGAAGATGGCCAAACCCACCGAGCGCGACATCGACACCGCCGGCGAGCTGCTGCAGGTACTGGACGTGATCGACAAGCACCACCGCTGGGGCGGGCCCCAGCTCGCCGATGGCCCCAAGGACTTGTTCAAGGCCTTGGGCGACGACGAGTTCGACGAGGACGATCCCGAACACCTGCAGGCCCTCTACAACCACTTGGCCAAGCTGCTGCGCCGCTCTTCGAACTTCCATGGCCGGGTCATCGGCGGCATGTGCTACGTCGTCTGCTGGGACCACAACCGGATCCTCGACCCCGCCCAGGACGTACTGGACCTGCACCCGGACCTGCGCGCCGGGCTGGTGATGCTTGAGCGGCACCGTGCCGACTTCCTCCCCCGGCTGGAGCGCGAGGCGCGCGCGGCCGTGGCCAGCACCATCGACGCCGCGGCCGCTCGGCACAAGCTGGAGATGGGGCTGCCGCCTTTCTAGGCGTCCAGCGCCTCAGGGCCAATGCGCAACTCGCGAATGGTCACGTTGTTCCCCTGCCAGCTTTCGAACTTGGCAGACAGCACGTTGCAGGTGTGGTTGCCCACGAGCGCCGCGATCGCATCGCCGTCCGGCCCCTCTACTTGTTTCACCACTTCCGGGTCAAAGCGCAGGTGCGCGAACTTCTCGCGGGCCATCTGCTCGATTTTCGGCATCGTGACAGTGACCGTAGTGCCGTCGTCAAACGCATAGCGCGACCCCTCGGGGAAGACCTGCTCCAGAAACGGCTGGATGGCAGCAAGAAATTTAGACATCTCTCGACTCCTTTTAAGGGCGACCAGTATGAGCGATCGGGTCACCACCTGGCCAGCCGCCCGCCAGGCGTACTACTCCCACCACGCCGCGTGCGGCCAATGCCAAGCCGCCCGCGCGGCCTCCACCACCCAGCAGCGCTGCCCCGAGGGGCTGGCGCTGTGGGACACCTACAACCAGGCCGGCGACCCGCCCCACTTCCTGTGGGCGGCGCGGGCCCAACGACTCAAGAAACCATGACCGAAAGACAACCTGACGCGCGCCTGCGCATCCTTTCCGCTGCCGCCGCACTGGTGGCCGAAGCCGGCCAGGCCGGCCTGGTGGTGACCATCGAAACCACACCCCAGCAGCCCCTGGCCATGGGCAACTACAAGATGGCGCTCAACGTGCGCGACAAGCGCGGGGCTTCAGCACCGGCCGCCGAGGTAGGCCAGGGGGTTGATGCAGCGCCGGCCGCTTTCGATACCCGCGACCAGCGCATTCAAGTACTGGAAGCTGCGCTGCGCTTCTACGCCGATGGATGCCACTTCAACCTCTCCGACAAGGATGCCTGGGACACGGTGAGCGGCGAGCCGCAGAACTTCTGGTGCGATGAAGAGGGCACAGCCACCATGGAGGATGGCACGGTTGCAGCGATGGCGCTCAAGGGCACACCGCTGCTCGATGAAGAAGAGCAGGCCCTGCCTGCCATGGGCGCAGAGGCCCTTGTGCGGCAGATGTTCAAAGCCCTGGACGATGCCACCGGCAAAGACACCTCAGGCTTCCAGGCGATGGCAGCGGCCAGCGCCTGGCTTGCAGGCCAGCCGGTACCGATCAGCCGCCAGGATTGGCGCACGCAGGCAGAGCAGATCTATCTCGCGGTCGGCGACACGGCTGAGGTCGCACGCGAGTGCGCCCTGTACCTCTGCGACCAGCAGGACTGGCTTGGCCAAGAGGTTGACGATCCTGGCATGGCGGCCCAGGCAGACCTGCAGGAGCGCCCACACGCCTGTCGCGGCACGCTCACCCACGCCCAGCGCCTGGACCTGTCCACCGCCGCCTTCACCATCGCCTCACGCAATGACCCTACCTGCGTGCTCAAGGAGCCTGATGCCGAGCGCATCCTGGGCTTGCTGAGCAACCTGGCAGGGATGGACCTTGACGCCATTGAAGGGACACCCCATGGCCAGCCGACGTAGCCGCACGCGCCGCGACAAGCGCGCACCCATGCCCGATTTCGATGAACCACAGCCCGCCGCCGCGGGCATTCTTTTTGGAGGGTCGGATGCCTGAAGATCCATTCCTGAACGATACCCACCTGCACCGCCTCACAGGCTTTGCCTTCAAATCCAAGCAGATCGCTTGGCTGCGCAAGGAGGGGATACCATTCCGAGTCAGTGCCACCGGGCACCCTGTGGTGACCTGGGAAGCGGTGCAGGGCCGGGAAACCACGGCCCCTGCGGCACCCCAGCGCTGGACGCCGCGCGTTGTTGGAGCACATTGATGGGCCGCAAACCGTCTCGATGGCCGAATCTGCCACGCGGCATGCGGGCCAGGCCGCGTGGCAAGCTGATCCACTACTACCTGGACAGCGGCGGCACGCCGCGCAAGGAAATTCCGCTTGGGTCGGACTACATCGCCGCGGTGAAGAAATGGGCCGAGCTCACTTCGCAGCAAAACACCTTCGCCGTGTTCACGTTCCCCGACCTGGTGACGCGCTACACAGAGCAGGCGCTGAGCCAGAAATCATCCCGCAGCCAGCTCGACAACACGAAGCAGTTCGTGAACCTGCTGAAGTTCTTTGGCGACCCGCCAGCGCCGCTGGACAGTATCGAGCCGGTGCACATCCGCCAGTACATGGATTGGCGCGTCCAGGAAGCGCGCAAGGCCGCTGCAGAACGGTTCGCCAAGGCCGGCAAGCCCGTGCCTCAGAACCACGGCGGAGTGCAAGCCAACCGGGAGAAGGCCCTGATCTCCCACATGTGGAACTTCGCGCGCGAGCGTGGCATGACCGCCAAGCCCAACCCGTGCACGGGCGTGAAGGGCTACAAGGAGAAGGGCCGCGACGTGGTGGTGGGCGACGACTACATGGCCCGCGTTTTGGCTGTTGCCGGCAAGCCTTTGGAATTCGCGCTGCGCCTGGCTGGCCTCACTGGGCAGCGGCCAGCCGACGTCTTCTACATGAGCGAGAGCCACATCGCAGATGGCATGCTCCATATCCGCCAGGGCAAGACGGCCGCCAAGCTGCGGATCGAGATCACGGGGTCGCTCGCTGACCTGCTGGCCGAGATCACCCACTACAAGGCTCAGTTCAAGGTGCGCGCGCTGGCGCTGCTGGTGAACGAGGATGGCCAGCCGCTGACCAAGTACATGTTCCGCACCAGGTTCGACGCGGCCCGTGATGCGGCCGGAATCCCCAAGGAGGAATTCCAGTTCAGGGACATGCGCGCCACGGCCGCCACGGGGGTCGACGAGGCCACGGGAATCAAGCACGCGCAGGCACTTTTGGGCCACACCACGGAGGCGATGACGGCCGACTACATCCGGCACAAGGTGGGGAAAAAAGCGAAGCCCGCGAAGTGA